AGTCTGCTGTAGCAAAAGCTACTCCGTAATCAATATAGTCATAAATTAATTGACTGATTACTCCCCTGAAATTACCCTCCCTACACTTATTAGAGATGTACGCCTCAATGATTTTTGTTTTTTCTTTACTTGCGTCATTTTTACTATACGATTCCCACTTCAGCCACTCATCATTTGGGAAGAGAGCAGACAAATAGTTGGAATGTAAATTGTCTCTAATCTGACAAAGTTTTGGAAGAGTTGTGCTATTCTTCCAAGGAAGAGAGCGATTTGTGGTTGTTGTTGTATCCGTTGCAAAAACATAATTACGTTGTTCTTTCCAAAGACTAACTTTTTCATGACGTTGTGAATTATAAGAGAGCCACGTATGTGCAATATATTTTGCCTCATTGTCGCTACCAAATACTGCTTCTACATCTAGTGTTTTATTTGACATTTAAATCCTTATGAATAACGTACTCCACCAAAGCGTGGGTGATAAATTACTGTGTTCTCTATATCTTTTTCTTGCGATCTTTTAGGCTTTACAGCAATTTCCACTGCGCTTGCTAAAGCATCCTTAACGTCATCGTGCGATGGGCGAGCCAGCACAAGTTCTTCTTCGAGAACGTCGATATAGCCGCCCTTAAAGTGCCAGATGGCCATGTTCTCGTATTTATGCTCTAAGGCGGCAGCGATACGTTCTGCTTTTGTACCCTCATTCCTGGTGGGCCTGTGCTCATCAATAGAGAGCCGTAATCCCTCTTCTCGCATTTTATCCTTAAGATCCCTTACGATGACACTTTGTGCTACAGTTACCTCAGCACGTAATTTATTAAAATCCCATTTAGAGTGTAGTTCTGTGAGCCTTTTAAAATACTCTGAGATTTTATCGCTCTTAAACACATCGATGTCCAGAATATAAAAGTAACCATCAGCATCAATACCCACAACAACAATTGCTGTATTATCTGCTTTCTTGCTTAAGCTGAATGCAAAATCAATTGCCGCATAGACGTTAAGCTTATTTCCTTTGAAGTACCAGTTTCCACCTTGCTGCTTTAAGAATTTCTTATCGTAGTATTGGAACTTACTTCTGTCAATACGATTAGACCCTTTATCGTTTGGGTCATTGTAGTATTGAGCGTAGAACTGTACACGATCTTCGTACTGTGCGCGAATCTTAGCAAGAACCTGATTATCAAAGCCGAAAGATTTGCCGTCAGATGGACGAGTTGTTGTTGGCCAGATAAATGTCCCATCCGTCTCTACTGTATACTCTTTTATTTCCCAAACATTATCCCTACCAACAACTTCACCCTCTGTATTGAAGATGTCGTATTCTTGTTTTTTCCAGCTAGAGTAAATATCTCCTGGGTGGTAACGTGTACCGCAGGCCATGGTGAATCCACCAGCATTAAGAATAGATGTAAACTGAGAAGACTTCTTAGCTACGCTCTCTCTACCGTCTTCCGTATAAGCATTCTCCGGGACAACCAAGTCATCTGGAATTAGAATGTCTGCATGCCACCCTGTAGTGTTTGTAGTTAATCCTGCTGTTGATACAGTGGCGTCTCGAATACCCTCAGCCTTCCTCTTTGCGTGATCTATAGAGATAGCAGATTGACTCCACCTTTCCCTCTTACCCTCTTGCGGATTAATGTATTCAGGAAAGTAACGTGTATACGTAGAGCTTTCCATCATATTCTTAATAGCATAAAGCTGAGTCTCTGCCAACCCTGATGTAGCTGATACGTACAGTATTGTTACCTCAGGGTGCCTAGTAATGATCCAAGTTGCCCAAGTGGCCACCATGTGGCTTTTCAAATGGGCACGAGGAAGCATAATTAGCTTGTTTGTGGCGTTTACCTTACCAAGACCAAATAACGTATAATCCTGCATCCAACTAAAAACTTCTTTATGCACATCTCCATAAAGATAGCCAGGGTTTACAAGTCTAGCAAAAAAGAATAGATCGCCAAGAGCTGTATCTCTAATTTGCTTTGCAGCCTCGGGCATTTTATCAAGCTTCGATTGAGCTGTTTTTCTCCAACGATCTTCTTCTGTAATCATTATTTAGATTTAAATTTCTTATCGTCTGTAGATAATTGTGTTTTACCACTTGCTGCAGATTCGTTTTTCTTTTGCCGTTCAGTGTCAGTTGTACTGTTTGTAGTAGCAGCATCTACAGAGTCGTTAATTTGCTGTTCCCGTTTACGGAGAGCATCTTCCGCCTTACCTGCCATACCACCAAAAATAGTTGCCATAGTGTTTATTGTCTCTGTTGAAAAAGTCTAACTGTGTCATTTTGAACATCTTCTAAAATTGTTGCTTGGATCTTACGTTCTTTTGCAACATCTTCTTTAGAAGGTCTACCAGCTCCTGGATTTGTCCAGCCTTTATCGGCTAACCATTTAGCTGCTTGAAACGTTCCGTTCTTGGCATGAGTAATTGCTTGTTTTACAGCATCAGATCGTAGCTTAATTTCAAGTTCCATGCGCCACTCATTAATGTGTGCGGCTATTTTTACATTTTCGCAAATACGCACCCAATGTTTCCAATTTAAGAAACATTTATCTACAAAACGATATTCTGTAGGGTCTTCAATTTCTAAATACAGCTTTTTAATAGAAGGATAGATTTTTCCCTTATACTCGTGGTCTACGTCCTTAAGCGTGTACAAAGCAAAATCTGAATAATCTCCTGTCTCTAAAAACAGGGCTTGCGTTAATGGTCTTCCCATTACATCTATAAATTTCTCTCTAGGGAATAATTTTTCCATTTGGTTCTTTCATTGTTTCTAACATTAGCCTAGCTTCCTCGTATCGCTGATAATAAAAATCCCTTTGGACCACTACTTTATCGGCTCTGGAAGCTTCCCCTGTAAGAAACTCTGCGTCTTCTTTAAAAAGTTCTCTTCCTGTACAGGTTTCTCTAATTTCGGTAACTGTGGTAGTGATTGATTCACTTGGACGGGTCTTACGGTTCCGCAAGCTGACAATAGCACGCTCATACTCAGTATTAAGATTATTAAGTTTTTCATTTTTAGTATTCAGATCCTCAATTGTTTCTTTATAAATCTTTGCTGTAGACGTAATAGCTTTTTGTTCTGAAATCTGTAATTGTAGTTTATATTTATCTTCTACTTTTTTAACGGCAGCATCTACAGCATTACTTTGAAGGTAATAGTGACCACCAACAAGAGCAGTTAAAATACTTGCAATAATTCCAAACTTAAACCAATTAAACATTACCCTCTCCTAAGCACATAGCTTTTTCGTACAGCCGTCGCTTATACAACCCATTAACAAAAACTGCGCCATTGTTTGTATAAGACCACACAGGTTTTCCTAAAGGGCTATGTGCAAGCGCATCGCAAGCTGCAATAGTGTTTCCCGTGTTGAACAAAGAAAAGGCCCTTGAAGAACACGCCCCAGATATTCCTACGTTATATGTGAATAAGGTTAATGCTGAGAATTCGTTTTCTTTCAAGGGCTTCTTAATACAATTTAATACACCAGTAGAATGTATTACAAGCTCTGTTTTCAAATAGTTTGTACATTCTGCTTGTGTATACCTTCTTCCAAAAACAATACCCGAACCGGTGTACCCCATGCAAACTGTGGGGACACCAACTATGTCGTAATAAGCATAGTATTTAGTGCCTTCCCACAGAGTTGCTGAGGCAATAAGCCCTGCGCTTATATTCCCAATAAGCCATTTATTTGCTTGGAGTATTGACATCTTTACAACTATCTTGTTTAAATTCTTTATACATTGTATATGCTTTATGTAAAATTAACAAAAAAACATAACTAATCCAAAGGGCATTTAAAATGGTCGGAAGAGAACTAATGAAATTGATTGCTACAACACCTGCCCCACTTGCAGGAATAGCTACACTTGGGGTGGTTAATGATTCTGCTATTTGCTCTAATTTCATAGTTGGCATCCCGTGAATAGGATTTTATTTCCGGGGTTGATTGCTAGACTAGTAGCCGCGCCCCCTGCTGACCAAACCCCGGTAGTTGTTACAGCAACTACGCTCCCACTAGTTTCCCCCGCAACGCCAAAAGTTAAACTACCACCGGTTAATGCCACACTTCCCATTGATGGGTTTGTTACAGAATAATTACTCAATGTTGGACTTACCAGGAGAATATCTGTAGGAGGGGTTCTTGCATCAACTGGGAAGTTATAATGAATATATGCTACGTTTGCTCCATAGCTTTGCCCGGAAGTATGCCTTGCGGACAAGACGGGAAGATAACGCCTGCAAAGGTCTGTCTCAATCCCAATAAACCGTTTTTCAAAAGATGTAGCAGAGCTACCAATTTCTACTTGTACGTTTGAAATATCAAAAGCAAAAGTTACAGATGCTGGAAAAATAAACTCAAGTTGCGTGTTATTTCCTGCTCCAATAGTCTTACCGGAAACAGAAGGAACAGTTAATGTTGTAGTGAATCTTTGCCACCCTGTAGTGATGCTTGGTGTAGCAATTGCTGTATTAACATCTGCACTACCCCCGCTACCAAATTTTTGAGTAAGACGAGTAGTGATTGCCAACGCTGAAGCAGCTTTAGCATAGAAGCTTATAGTGATCCCCTGCCCAGAAAGGCTGGCCACATCCTCAATACACGTTGCTAAGACAGTAGATCCGCCAGCAGCTACGGTTTGCGTCCAAGTAAGGTGGTATTTAGGGTTTAGTGGTACAGATGTCTGACCTGGAGTGAATGAAGTTCTTGCAATTGTTGCAGTCCCTGCTCCACTTTGTGTGAAATATTTCCACATATCTGCAGAGCCATATTTATAAGCCGAGCCAGAATACGTGTCAGAAGTGGCTGTTTCCCAGATATCAAACCCACCATTGATAAGCTTATTACGTAAGGAATCCACGCCACTAGAAGAACCTGCTGGACCCGTAGGTCCTGTAGAACCAGTAGCTCCCGTTGCACCTGCTGCTCCTGTCGCCCCTGTAGCACCGGCTGGACCAGCTACACCTGTAGGGCCTGTAGGTCCGGCAGGGCCTGTGGCCCCTGTTGGCCCCGTAAGACCGATTGGGCCTTGTGGGCCAGTAGCCCCTGTAGCACCTGTGGAGCCTGTTGGTCCCGTAGGGCCCACAACACCGCTAGTAGCTCCAGGAGGGCCTTGAGGGCCTTGAGGTCCTGTGGGGCCTACAAAACTAAGCCCCTCTAAATACCCCTTAGTAACAACATCTCCATCATTAATAGGGTCTGGAAGATTATAAATAAACTTCCCATTAGCGTCAATATCTACTTCTAACGTATTAGGTTCAAGAATTGACGTGTCTCTCCAAAGAACATTATCGTTTAATACTGTTTCAATTCTGTTAAAATTATCGTTGATTGCTACAGCATCTCTCGGGGAAGCAACCGGATTAAGAACTATCTTTGTCAACGTGTTCCCCTTCTATG